ATACGGATTCAATTGCGCCAACTGAGGAAAAAGCCCAGCATCCACCACATTGCCCCTGATTTTTTACCGAACTTATCTTATTTTCATTTCTCCAATCTACGCTGTCTTTATTTAAATCATCAAAATCTACAATGTTATATTTTATTTTTTCGTAATTATAATGATTCATATGGACAAATTCGTCATTATAAGTCACATTAATAAATCTATTTTCGCCTACAACGTAACTATGATTTTCTGAATTATGTTTCGTTATAAATGCTCTATTTGTTAGTGCTAGAGCACTCATTAAAATATTTTTTATTAGAGATATCATTTTATAAAAGTAATTAGATATTATTTTAAATATAAATAATAAATAGATGAAAGAATATATTAAAAGAACTATCAAAAAGAAAGGAAAAGATAAATATACTTATGATTATCGCGACATGGATAATAACAAAGTAAATTCGAAGGTAGCAGATAAAGCTACCGATAGCATCTATATACCTCCTGCATATGATGATGTCAAGATCAGTTTAAATCCAAAAGAAAAAGTTTTAGCGATTGGATACGATGAAAAACAGAGACCACAATATGTATATAACAAAAAGTTCACAGAAAGAAATAGTAAGAAAAAATTTCATAAAATGATAGAATTCGGTGAAAGTTATCAAAAGATAATGAATAGTGTGAGAAAAGATTTGTATAGTGAAGGTGATAACAAAGAAAAACAAATCGCGATGACATTAATGTTAGTTGTCGATTGTGGTATTCGGATTGGATCTGAAAAATATAAAAATGAAAATGATTCGTTTGGTGCTACTACGTTAGAATCTAGACATGTAAAAGTTCATGGAGATACAGTAAGTGTAGATTTTATAGGTAAAAAAGGAGTAAGAAACAAATGTAAAATGCGTAGTAAAAGATTAAGTCGCAATCTTCGTATCAAGAAACGAACATTAAATAAAGATGATCCTATATTTACTTACCGAAGAGGTAATTGTTGGTATTCATTAAAAAATACGGATGTTAATAAGTATTTAAAAAAATTCGGTAATTTCAGTAGTAAAAATTTTAGAACATGGGTGGCGAATTTAACTTTTATTACTGAAATTTTAAAATCCGGGGACCATGATTCAGAAAACAAAAGAAAATATAATATTAATGAGGCGGTACGCGGAACAGCACGTAGATTAAACAACACACCATCAGTCTGTAAAACCAATTATATAGATCCATATTTAATAGAATTATATCTTAATGATACAAAGAGATTTTTAGGAACATTTAAACATGCTTCAACAAAAGATGAAATAAGTGAAAGATATATCAAACTCTTAAGAAGTAAATAATTGAACCCGATACTTACCCTTCTCATTTTTCATGCGCGTTCCAAGTGGTTTGTCCGCGAGTTTCTTACCATTAAACTCATATACAGTTTGTGGAACTTCATTTTCATATGCATAATATTTAATCTTCTTTGATGTTACAATAATTAGATTCCCTTTGTCCACTTCTTCTTCCTGTTCTTCTGGTTCTTCCCTTTGTTCTGTGTCCTGTTCATCCGGTTGTTCTTCCTGTTCTTCTGCTGGTTCTCCCCTTTGTTCTGTGTCCTGTTCTTCATCCGGTTGTTCTTTCATTTGTTCTGTGTCCTGTTCTTCTTCTGGTTCTTTCATTTGTTCTGTGTCCTGTTCATCCGGTTGTTCTTCATGATAAATGAAATTTGGATTCGATTCCCCTGTCTCTTTATCAACCTCTTGATCAACTTCTGTTAATGTTATTTCAGAAACATTACTAGATTTAACTTTATTTAATACTGTATTTATCTTTTCTTTATCATCCATAGTATTTTTTTTCTTATAGTGCTTTAATAATCCATTAAGTCGTTCGATTTCTCTATCCTTTTCAGTGATTTCATTTGCTTGAATTCGTATCATATCAAATCTATTTTCTTCTTTCTTATCTTCTTCAAGTGATTCAAATTTACTATTTAAATCATTTATAATTGTTTCATAATCACATATTACCTTCTTTAAATTTCTAATTTCATCAATCTTCTCCTTTTCAGAAGTTTCTAATGAACGGATTGTATCACTCATGCCTCTCATTTCTAAATCTTTTTCGCAGTTATTTTGAATGCGGACCTCATTCATCCGGTTATATTCATTAAAAACATCTTGTAGTAAATCTTGTATCTGATTCTTCTTTTCGCATAAATTTATTATGTCTTGAGAACTCATAGTTTATCTAAATTATACTTATACTTAAGACTTTAAATAAATTTCTAAACATGAATTAATATGGTAAAAAGCATTAAAAATTCTAAAAGAGACAGGATCAAACAAAATCGGAATAAAATGTATAAACCTGAACATTGTTCACCTGGAGAAAATGATGTTGACGGAAGTTGTCTTGATGATGATATTGTAATTAAAGTGGCAAAAGCACTTAATAACATGAGTAAAACAGATAAAAAATTAAATACAATATCATTAAATAGGTCACCAGAAGATATTCACAAGGATGTATGCGAAGAAATATCAAAGATTTCTAATTGTTCTTCAGAAGCATGTTGGCAAAAAATTAAATCATTAATGCAAGCCTTGGGGTCAGATAAAGAAGAATTTAAAGATAGTTTCAAACCTATCATGCCAGAAGAATGGATTACAAATTATAATGAATGGTTATCTACATTTGAAATAGAAGATTGTCTAGAACAGCATATGAAAGCAGATGATAAATTTTATTTTTATGGAGCTGTTCCCATGGACTTCAGAAAATGCTCGATTAGTAATCTTTGTAGTTTTGATTTGAAAGAACATTTAAGTAATGGAAAATCAAAAATAGGTATCGTTTTTAATACAGATCCAAGTACAAAGGGGGGTGAGCATTGGATATCGATGTATATTGATTTAGGAAAACATAACAGTGATAACTATGGTATATATTATTTTGATTCATTCGGTACAAAACCAAGCATGGAAGTTAAAGAATTAATTCAAAAAATAATCAATCAGGGTAATCAATGTAATAGAAAACCTTTATATTTTTATAATGATTATCCTTATCAAAAAGCCAATTCTCAATGCGGAATGTATGCTATTCACTTTATTAAAAGTATGTTAGAAGGCTTGTCATTCGAGGATTATTTAGATACAACATTAAATGATGAATTAATGATTAAACTAAGAAATCAATACTTTGTTAGACTTTAAATTTTTTCTATAAATTAATATATATACATATGTTTACTTATGTTTTTGATAATTCCCAACAATATAATGAATTATTACAGTTTATTGGATTATTCTTACTTTTTGTGATTGGTATAATGATGTATTTCATGTCAAATAAAGCGGGTAATTTAGAAACTGAAATTTCTCAATTAGAAATGGAGTGCCCTAGCTTACCCGAAATTCCTAAATGTCCAGAATCGAAAGAATGCCCCGCGTGCCCTTCGTGTCCTAAGTGTCCTAGTTTGACATGTGATAATGATGGAAAATGCCCCGATTGTGTTTGTCCGTCTAGTCAACCTTGTCCGTCTAGTCAACCTTGCCCTGATTGTAATAAAACATGCCCCGAGAATAAAGAGTGTCCTAAATGTCCCACTGTTCATGATATAGTTGATGGGATTTTCCCAGGAAGAAATACTGGTATCACTAAAAGTGGAAACTATTTTAATGTTAAATCAAGTGAAAGTTATGAATTAATGCCTGATTATGAATTATATGAACCACAAGCCGCGTTCCCATCTGAAAGTGTTTTACCAAACTCAATAAGGGATTTTTATAAAGATCATTTAAAAACAAAAGACTCTATAGAAGATACTCCTCTTAGTAGTAATAAAACTACCACACTAAGTCGTAGTTTAGGGGGGCCGCAACCAGAATTAGGCGAAGTATCCCTGGATGATATGCCGCGTATGAGTCGTGGAAATATGGGTAATCCAGGGAATGGAAATAATAATTCAATTGCTACAAACGGATTACCATCTACAACTAGATCATTAAGTCCGCAATAAATTATATACATTATTTAATAATGACAGAAGATTTAGAAAAAATCGCATATAGAGCAGGTATTTTTATTGATATTTTATTTGCTATTTATTTCTTGGGAATAGCTTTTTTAAAAGATATGAATAAAATTATTCTTGGTTTTGGTATAGGAATAGTATCTCATTACATAATTAAGTTAACAGTATTCTTAATTATACTTTATCCTTCTTGGGGAATAAAAGTAACTATACCAGCGTGTGAAGAAAATACCGGCGATACAGTATGTACGGTTTTGAATAAACAGTGTAATCCCAGCGAATGTGGTAGTTACACGGAAGTAACTAAATATTTCAATATAGAATCTTATAAGAAATATTTAACAAAAAGCAAATCTTCAGATAAGAAACCTTTGGGTTCTTCAAAAGATTATGATATAAAGAGATTAATATCATCAGAACTAATATCTTTCTTCTCGTGTATTGTATATTTATTATTGTTGTATTTTTATTACACAGGTGCGGGTAGATTAGAATTAAATTTAGTTAGATTACTCGGTTTAGCACTGATAGTCGCTACAGGCGTGATGTTTATGTTTTATGAAAAAGATGTTAAAAATATTGATAATTTTCAGTTGATTTCTATTTCTATTATTATCATATTATCACTTATTTGTTCTACTTTTGATGATTCTGCTATGTTATACTATTTATCACCACTTTTAATTATTCCGTTTGTAATATTTCCTAGATTTGTGATAGATAGTAAAGATTATTGTTCATACAGAACACAGGACACATGTATTAAAAATGAAAATAAAGATGATGGTATAGATTGTCAATGGGATAAAAATAAGAGAACTTGCGTGGATTTAGGGAAGGTTTCAGATGGCAGTAATGATCTTGATTGTAGTGAACATACAGATGAGGATAGTTGTTTAAATAATGATTGTTATTATGTAAAATTAAATGTTAATCAAAGTGATTTAAATTCTGAAGGGAGAAGTAAAGTTGATAGTAAGATTGGTTGTATATCAGAAAGTCGCAAATGTAGAGGATACTCATGCACAAGTGAATTTTATCCATTAAATTTATTTGATGACTGTTGTAATGCTCAATTGTTTAATAATGATTGTAGAGAAGATGAGTTAACAGATCATTTAAATAGTGAA